CCCATAGGTTGACCAACAGAATATCTTAGAGGGACTCCTTTATGGAATCAATCTCTATTAGTTAGAATATTAACTCAACTAGTAGCCGCTTCTTTACCTATCATCAGACTCAAAATCTGATGTTGTAAAGAAATAGGAAGACGATCTGTAGCTGCGCTTAGGTCGTAAGAGTAGAAAGTTTCGTTATTTAAAAGATCTTTCCGAAACAGATCTTTTAAATATCTAACTGGACGATCTTGATCAAAGGTACCATCCATAGGAAGTGTATCTAAAATCTTGAAAATCCTGTCAGACAACGGTCTAAACACAGATTGTGTAATAGAATCCGTGATAGCGAAAACTCTCACCTTACCTGCCGCTTCTTCCTTTTCACTTAACTTACCTAGGATAAGATTTTTATCACTAGTATAATTACCAGTAGATAAGAAATCTAATTCTTTAGCAAGTAAGGAAAGGAATTCAACCCCTCCGGGGACCATACGACAATAATCGTATAGATCTCGACGCAAAGGAGAATCCTTTCATGCTCAGATATCTTTTCAGATACCAAGCATAGAAATGGAATGATTCGGACCAGCTGCACCGAGGTGTAGAAGCCTTATAGGTTTAAGTGTTACTTTGAAATAAGGTAACAGTTGCCTAAGGCCTAAACGGACCTCGAACTTAGGTAAAATCATAGACTGTCCTTTAAAAGGATCAGTTATGGTTGATAACTTAAGTTTACCAGGTATCTTTATGATACGGTATACAGCGAAAACTGAAAGGACTGCCCGAGTACTAGACAGGTCACCATCTCTAACAAGAGAACGGATTGATCCTGGAATAATACCGGGTAGCCCTCCTTTAATAGTAATCGGAAGTTCTGTATTCAGAACTGGATTACCGCTTACAAAAGCTTGCACAATTCTTGTACACTCTTTAGTGTATTGGACCAAGAAAACAGGTCCATTAACATTTCAGAGCTTTAAAAGTCTTGTCGCAAACGACATGTAAGGCGTTTTCGGAAGTTGTAAAGATCACACAATAAGACGGATTCAAGCTAGGAACATATCCTTACGGATATATCCTACTGAAGTAAGTCTCTTTGAAAGTGTAGATTGTGTTATATTACTTATTCTTATCATGGTTTTATTTATTAAATTAAATAACCTACATAAGGTAAGATATAATATATATCTATACTTTACGGGATCTCTCTCACCAAGATGGTAAATTTTGGTGTTGCGACTTCAATACGAAAGTATTAGATCACGCAGAGGGAGGATTAGACCCATAGGTCATGAATCTCAACGCGAGGAAATAAAACCGCCTCATTCGGAATAATGAGAAGGCATATCGCCTGGACGTGGAAACCCA